AAGTTGCATTGCTGCACACAACTGACTGGCAGCTAGGCAAGATCACATCTGATTACTCAATGGAAACTTGCGGCAAGCGGTTAGACACACTTGTGCAGAAAGCTATTGCCTTAACAAACATCCAACGCGCAGACCATCCTGTTGATGAGATTGTCGTGATGTTTGGTGGAGACATGGTTGAGGGCATCACGGTGTTCCCAGGCCAGGCTTACGAAGTTGAAGCACACTTGTTTCAGCAGCTGTTTGAATGTGCACGATTGATGGAACGCATTGTTCTGACTCTCTTGCAAGAGTTCAAGAAGGTAACTGTGTGGTGCGAGTACGGCAACCACGGTCGTATGGGCAGGCGCGGAGACGTACCTACAACAGACAACTTCGACCGCATTGCGTACCAGATTGTCGAAGACAAGTTTGCAAATAACAAACGGGTTGATTTCCACCAATCAGAGAACTGGCATCAGCTTGTTGTCATCGGCAACTACCGAGCTTTGTTGTTCCACGGTGACGAAGTTAAGTCGTTTGGTGGCAACACCCCAGCTTTCGGCATCCTGCGTAAGTGCAACGCTTGGGCTACCGGTGTTGTAGAGCCATTCCTTGACGCTTACCACGGCCACTTCCATACGCCTATGACCTTGACCCTTGCCAACGGAGGCCGAGTATTCGGTACCGGCAGCACAGAATCAGAGAGCGTTTACGCCGCGGAGTTCGTGGCAGCCAAGGGCAGACCGTCTCAAAGGCTCCATTTTGTTGACCCTGAGAAGGGTCGGGTGACCTCTGAGCACACCATTTGGCTAGACTAATGGGATGTTCATCCCACAGGATTGGTTAGTTTGCAGCGAGTGCGAGGTTAGTTGGCCCATACGCGATGGGCGCTATTGTTGGGTATGCAAAAAAGAAGGCGATTCCAATGTCGATGAACCCCAGCCAGCAAACATCTAAGTACGAAAGAATTACCATCCTGTGGGCTGATGCCCATGCAGGCGAAGGTCATTGGGCCACGCTTGACGAAGAAGATCAAGAAGAACACATCGTTGCTACGTGCGGTTACTTGATACCACCATCAGAAGGTGGCAAGCCAAACCACTACACGATTGCGCAGTCAGTAAGCCCTGATGAGTTTGTCGACCATGTGATCCACATACCTATCGGCATGATGCGTAGTGTGACTTTTCTCACACCGGCAACAAAAGACTTGACTATGTAACACCCCTCCTGTACCTTCTCTCTTGTTAACCAACAGAAGGGAAATTTATGGGTACAACAATTCCAAAGCCGGAGCACGGTTCAAAAGAATGGTTGCTTGCAAGATGGAAAGATGAAGAGGGCAATCTTCTTGTGTCTGCGTCAGATGCTGCAGCTATCTACGACTTGCATCCGTTCAAGTCACGCGAGCAATACGCTGCTGAACAGCTGAGCAAGCACGAGCCTGAACCAACAGCGCCCAACGAAGCTATGGAGCGTGGCAACCGCCTTGAAGCACCATTGATCGAATGGGTTAGTGACCGTATCGGCAAGAAGATTACAACGCCTGACGTTATGTATCGCGATGGTCGCATGAGCGCGACGCTTGACGGCATGACAGAGGACGGCGATATTGTCGAGATCAAGACCTACAACAAACAATGGACAGGCACTCTTCCTGCTCACTGGGCAGTCCAAGGTGTGCAGCAAGCAATCTGCGCAGGCAAGAACAAAGTCATTTGGGGCGTGTTTGATTCAACACTTTCATTACACCTCTACGAACAGACAGTTTCTTCCGACGAAATGGCAGAGCACAAAGCTGCTGTGCGGATGTGGTTTGAAGCAATTGACTACGACGCAACACCAACCGGTGTCCGTTGGTCATACGCAACAATCACTAGCCGTTACAACGCTGCTGACGGTTCATCCGTAGAAGTAGGGCCACGCGGCAAGGAACTGCTTGACCAATTGCGCCACGTTAAATCAGAACTCAAAAGCTACGAGCAACTAGAAGACACGCTCAAAGCAGAGTTCTGTGAACTGATGGGCAACTCTGAGTCAGCAACAATTGACGGCAATGTTGTCGCAACGTGGAAACCGCAGGTAAGGTCATCATTCGACAGCAAGACGTTCAAGGCTGACAACCCTGAACTTACATCTCAATACACAAAGCAAATGACAATTAGGACATTCAACATTAAAGGAGCAAAGTAATGGAACTATCAGAAATCCTCAGTAAGTACGCAGTACCCGATCCAAAGATTGTTGGCAAGCTGCCAAAGGGCGGAATACAGCTTGACTTTGTTGGCCACGCCGACATCACGCGCATTCTTTTGGAAATCGATCCGACATGGCGTTGGGTGCCCATTGAATGGAAAGACGGGCGACCAGCTATCCATGTCGAGAATGGCATGGCAACTATGTGGGGCGAGCTAACCATCCTTGGTCAAGCGCGTCTTGGCGTAGGCAGCGTTCCTGCAGACAAGAAAGAATTGGACAAGGAACTTGTAGGTGACTTCCTCAGAAATGCCGCGATGCGTTTCGGAATTTCTTTGTCATTGTGGACCAAGCAGGAATGGGAAGACCTTGGTGAAACACCAAAAAAGTCCCTTGGATCTGCATCTAAACAGGTTGCACCAAAGAAACAAGAACCAGTAGCAGTAGAAGAAAACCCTGACGAGTTAATCAGCGCAGAGTTTCTCAAAACATTTGACGAGGCTTGCGAGAAGATTGGCTTGACCCGTCTGCAGGTTTGCGCATCTGCCGGTTTGTGGCACGAAGAGTTGTTCAATCGCGACAAGCCACTTCTGCGCGCTACATACAAAGTAATGCGTGGTGACAAGCCATGATGCTCAGCGCTGGACCATCTGAAAAGGTGGTCCAGCAATGAGGACCCACGGGACTATCAGTTGCTACAGAAACGGTGGCTGCAGGTGTAACGAATGCCGCATTGCGGTGCGTGATTACAAAAGACTGCAAGCACAACCAACGTTATCCGTACAACCAATGCTCGACAAGCTGCCTGTAGATTTTAGAATAAGATTCAGGGACTCAATGCCAAGGTGGGTTAAAAGTGGGATAAGGCTGTACCGCGCAGATAAGATTTGCATCCAGTACGGTTACCACCCATACGAAGTTTATGGCGATACATGGTACGAAGACATTTGGAACAAGGAGAAAAAACAAAATGTATGACAACAAAAAAGAAACCGCAGAAATTCAAGTAATCAAATTGCAAGCGATAGTTGACTTTTATCGCGACGATTGGAAGGCGATGATTCAACAGCTTGAAGATGCTGAAACACGCGCTAACCATTGGTACGAAGAATGCAAAAAACTTATTAACGAAAAATGCGAAAAACTGCTTGCTTTTGGAAACGATGCTGACCGTTGGCGTAGAACTGCAGAAGTTTTAGCCCGCGAACTAGGCAAGGTTGAATACGCCGAAGCTGAATATCAGAATCAAGAAGTAGGTGCCCAATGATTGATGACATTGTGACCCGACTACGGGGCTGGGAAGTAGAACCATATCCTGCCCCTGTTGGCGCTTGTATTCGAAATGGTGCCGTTATGGAAGAAGCAGCCGACGAGATTGAACGCCTACGGGAAGAGTTTCAAATATACCAAGATAAATGGCGTAAAGTAGCAGACGGTTTATACAAGCAAGTTTGCATTGATTTTTGTTGGCATTGCGGGCACGAAAGAACCCGCGAATACACCGCAGATGAAGCAGTAACACTTTATAGGGACGCAGTCTGCGATGAGCAAGTCTAAGCAAAAGGGCACAGCAGCTGAAACCGCTGTAGTTAGGTATTTGCAAGAGCACGGCTTCCCATATGCGGAACGTCGTGCCTTGCATGGCAACCTAGACAAAGGCGACATCACCGGCTGCGGCCCTATTGTTTTTGAAGTAAAAGACCACGCAAAGATAACTATCCCCGCATGGCTTAAAGAACTAGAAGAAGAAGTAACAAACGCAAAAGCAGAAGTTGGCGCTGTTGTTGCTAAGAAGCGCGGTACGCTCAAGGTTGGTGAATGGTATGCGATCATGCCGGTGTCAGCTTTGGTAAAACTATTAAAGGAAGCCGGTTACTGATGAACGCATTAGACATTTGCAAATTTTGTTTTTATTTCCAACCACAGATAAGACCGCTTGGCGAATGCAGGCGATACCCTAAATGGGAAGTTGTGCAGTTCGATCACCAATGCGGTGAATACATAACTAACCACAATTTGTCAATAGGCACGAAACGCAATACCGATGCGCCTGGATCAGCATTAATTGACATGATGCTTGAATCCGACTAGACATTATAA